CTTTGTGCTTGTGGTCTTTGTACTTTCTTTTTAGACATAGTTCGTGTTTATTTTATGCTTTCAACTTTTTTAATAAACTTACCAGCATCTAAAAATTTAGTGTCCATTTCTACGCCTACGGTTTTAGCTATTTTTATAACCTTATCATAATCAGAACTTAATTTTGAAGCTTTATTAGTTAAAGCATCTAATTTATTGCGCATTGTTTCTGTATCTTTTAAAATATCTTGTACTAAACCAAGTTCTACTTTTTCACTTGCAAGTTTAGTCATTACTTTGTCAGTAATTTCTTTTTCAATCTTTTCTCTTAAATTCATTTCAATAGGTCTTTTAGTTTGTTTATTGTTTCCGTTTTTTTATCGTCTTTACTCATATCGTATCTGTCTGCGAAGTAACCCTCAATACTGAAGCCTTTTATTTCGCCAGATTTTGCTTTGTTGTATAGTTCTTGATCGTCTATCTTTGCCGATACCATCCAAGTGCCAACAGGAACATGCAATCCGTATAAAGCCGTTTTGTCTTTCTTGCTATCTTCTACTATCCAACTTTCAACGATCGTAACACCATCAATTTTGTTTTCGTGTTCAAAGGTTGCGTTTTTATGATTCGATTTTTTAAAGAATAATTCTGATGCCTGGCGTACCGTGTTTTTAGAAAAGTTGAAAGCATAAAATAAACACGAACTATGTCTAAAAAGAAAGTACAAAGACCACAAGCACAAAGCAGTCCTAAAAACTCTCGTAAAGCTTGTTTATGTGAAGACAATACATACTCAACAAAGTGTTGTAAAGGCACTATTAGAAATCAAGGAATAGGCAACATATAAACCAAAAATGCAACAAACAATTTAAAATAAAGTTAATATAGTATGGAACGACTAAATAAAATTTTTGCTGACTGGGCAAAACAAGACAAAACAGAATTAAAATCTGAAAAAGTTGAGTTAGGTTTAGCAGATGATTTAAAAAAATTAAATTCAAGTATTTCTAAAATTGAAAATGATTTAAGACAAAAAGCAAAAAAAGGTTTTGAATTAGTGGAAGCACAAAAAGAATTAAATCAAAATAAACAACAAATAAGTAAAGATTTGTTAAGTGATATTCAAAAAGGTAATAAAAGCTATAAAGAATTAGATACACTTTTACAAAAAACTTTTAAGACTGCAAAAGATTTAGGTTTAGACGCTAATGATATACCAAATTATAGACAATCTACAGACCAATTGAGTCAAATAATTAATGCTACAGATTTAGCAGAAGACGCTTTAAACGAATTGAAATAAACACGAATAATAAATAAATTATGAATAATAAAGCAATACTAAACAAAGTAAGAGAACTTTTAGGAATGGAAGTTAAACTTGAACAACGCAAATTAGAAGATGGTGTAACAATCATTGAAGCAGATGAATTTGCACCAGAAAACGAAGTCGTTATAATCACAGAAGACGAGCAAAGAATACCACTTCCTATTGGAGAATACAAAATGGATGACGGAATGATTTTAGTTGTTACTGAAGAGGGTTTGATCGCTGAAATAAAAGAAGAAGCAGCCGAAGAAGAAGAAGAAGTAATTGAAGAAGAAGCTAAAAAAGACTACGAAGAAAAAGAAGAAGAAATGGCAGACGAAAGTAAGCCTGTAAAAAAAGTAGTTGAATCAATCGTAAAAGAAACTTTCTTTAATGAAATCGAAACTTTGAAAAAAGAAAACGAAGAACTTAAAGCAAAACTTGAAAACCTTTCTAAAGTAGAAATTACGGAAGAAACAAAAGAAGAAGTTGTTGAGGACGAAAAAACGGAACTTTCAACTGAAGAACTTGACCCAGCAGTTAAGCCAATTTCTTTCAATCCAGAAAACAAGGAAGTAAGAGAAAAAATGCTTTACGCACAAAACAGAACTGAAACTACTCTTGATAGAGTATTCAAAAAATTAAATAAATAATAATAATAATTAAAACCTAAAAATTATGGCAGATCAGCCGACATTTCCAGGTAGCTCTTATTCAGGATTAGCAGCAGGCAAATATATTTCTGCGGCTCTTTTAAGTGCGCCTACAATTGAAAACGGTGGCGTTACCGTTCTTGAAAACGTCAAAGGAAAATCAGTACTTCAAACTATTGATACTTCTTCAATCTTTACAGATGCAACTTGCGACTTCGATGATACGCAAACCGTAACAATGGGGGAGAGCGTATTGACCGTCAAAGATATGCAAGTAAATCTACAACTTTGTAGAAGCCAATTCCATAACACGTTTTCAGCGATTGAGATGGGTGCTTCTGCTTTTGCAGACATTCCAAAATCTTTTGAAGATTATCTTTTAGGATACGTTGCTTCTAAAGTTGCAGCTTCTAATGAAACTTTATTGTGGACAGGTGTTGATGGTGCTAACGCATACGATGGTATTGTTACACTATTGAACGCAGCAGGATTGCCAGCAGCACAAGATATTACGGCAGTAGCTTCTACGGCAGCTAACGTAATCGACCAGATGGGGTCTGTAATTTCAGCTATTCCTACAACCGTTTACGGAAGTGAGGATTTGAAATTGTATGTTTCTTCAAATATCGCAAGAAATTACGTTCGTGCATTAGGTGGTTTTGCAGCAGCAGGACTTGGTGCTAATGGTACTGACAACAAAGGGACACAATGGTATACAAACGGACAACTATCTTTTGATGGTATTCCTGTATTTGTTGCTAACGGAATGGCAGACGATACAATGGTAGCAGCGCAAGTTTCTAACTTGTATTTCGGAACTTCTTTATTGTCAGATTGGCAAGAAGCTTCTGTAATTCCAGTTCATTTATATGATGGATCGGATAACGTGCGAATCGTTATGAGAATGCAAGTAGGCGCACAGATTGGAATTGCTGACGATTGCGTAGTTTATTCTTAATATTAACCAGACTAAGAAAAGGTAGGTAAAATTGCCTGCCTTTTTTTATTCATAAAACTTTAAAAAAATGAGTTGTGATATTACAAACGGACGTATAGAACAATGTAAAGATTCAGTAAGTGGATTGAAAGCGATTTACTTCGCCAATTTCGACGATTTGGATTCTGACAATGTTGTATACGATGGCACAGACGGAGATGTTATTGACACTTGGCAACCAGCAGCACCTTTAAGCCTATACAAATACGAATTAAAGAGTACTACAAATAGCTTTACAACGGCTATTAATTCAAGCAGAGATAACGGAACAACATTCTTTGAGCAGACTTTAGTAGCTGCTTTAAAAAGACAAGATTTTGCTACACACAAGAACGTAAAACTTCTTGCTTACGGAAGACCAAGAATAATTGTTAGAACAATGACAGACCAATTTTTCTTAATGGGATTAGATCAAGGCGCTGATGTTTCAGCAGGAGAAATTTCTTCTGGTGCAGCACTTGGAGATTTTAACGGATATTCTTTAACCTTTACGGCAATGGAAGAACTTCCAGCTAACTTTATTGATGTTAATACTGAAGCAGAACTTGCAACGGCTTTTGCAGATGCAGGAGCAACAGACGCAGTTATAGTAACTTCATAAGATTCTTTCTTATACCTTTCATAACATAAGAGGCACTTTTCGGAGTGCCTTTTTTGTTTTACATGAACACGAATTAAAAACAAAATATTTAAAAAAAAGTTATTATAGTAGATATGATTATTTTACAACCGATAGCAACAGAACAAAGTTTTAGTTTCATTCCAAGAAGCCAAACTTATGATGCGTTATATATCACAGGAGAATCTACAAACGTAACAACTGAAATAACAATTACAAGTTTTGCGAATGGCGATTACTACGATACAATCAATGCAACATTTGTTAATGGTTTATTCAATTTAGTAAACAACACTTTTTACACTTTGGAACTAAAAAACGGAACAACGACAGTACACAAGGACAGAATCTTTGTAACAGATCAAACACCAGTTGTAAACTATTCAGTAAATGACGGAGAATTTATTTCAAATGTCAGTAACAACGAATTTATTATTTATGAGTAATAACATACACGTTTTAGAATTAAGTGGCTACGAAGCACCTGTAATCAAAGAATCTAAAAGAGAAGATTTTGTTGAGTATGGTACGGACAATAACTACTATCAGTATTTAATCGACAGATACACGAATAGCACCACGAACAACGCTATTATAAACAACATCACACGTTTAGTATACGGAAGAGGTTTAAGTGCAACAGACGCATCAAGAAAGCCGAATGAGTACGCACAAATGATGGCTTTATTTCATAAAGATTGCGTAAG